GAAGGCGCAGCAGGGAAGAAATTAGACAGGTCCATGTTTGCCCTCACAACAGGCTAATTCGTCGTTTCTCAACACGCTTAGGAGCCAGCAGCGACATGATTGCGTCTTGCTGCACTAGCCGAGGATCACCACGCTTTACTCCACCACCCGCCATTGGCTGCGGCTGTTGATGACCACCCAGCATATTCATCGCAGACAGTGCTTGCAGAGGTGAAATTGCAGTCGTTCCGATTTTCGCCGCATCTGCGCCTGTTATCACTGCTCCAGTTGCCAGATTTAGCACATCGCCAGCGCCACCGTAGCCGGACATAGTTGCAGGACCAAGCCCAAGTTGCGTTTCCAGTGCAGATGCAGCATTGAAATACGGCGTTTCTGACAACACAGTCGGCATGATCTGGTCGCCAGCCATCGGCACCAGTCCTTGCGCCTGACTTGCAGTGATGTAGTCCGACAGCACAGGGGCAACATCAGGCCTTGCAAGCGAGATTCCTTCAACACCCGCCGCACCAGCGCCACCTAAAGCACCGGATGCGATACCACCGCCAACACCACCCAGCGCTGCGCCCATCATCGCGCCTTTCAGCGGGTCGTCTCGATTGGTTGCCGCACCCAGCGCAGCACCAGCCATCGCCATCGTTGCCGGATCAGCCATGTTACCTCCCGCTTGCGCCCAACAGACCGCCAGCAACAGCGCCAGGAACGGCGTATTGCCCACCAGCCATGCCGCCCAGGGTATACCCGGCTAGACCACCACCAAGCGCCCCAGCGATAGGCGAGCGATACGTCGGAGCAGTAGTGATCGTCCCCATCGGCGCACCGTAGACCGACCCTAGGAAGCTCTGTAGAGCGCTATACGGGGCTTGCTGGCCAAAGTTGAACCGAGCAATGTCTGCTGCAAGCGCCTGCTCTTGGTAAGCCTCTTGAGCCTGTCCTGCTTGCAACAAACGCTGAAGGTCGGCGTACTCGGACTGAGCCAGACCCGGAGCAGCAGCCGCTGCGGCTTCTTGTCTAGCACGTTCTTGCGCGTAGTTCTGATACGCCATCTGCTGAGAGATGTCACCCAAACCACGAGCAAACGCCTCTGTCGCACCGCTTTCCAACTGAGCCTGCGCACCCGACCCGTAGCGCCCAGCAGCAGACGCTTGTGACTGGATTTGTCCTAGACGTTGCTGGAACTGTTGCTCCAACGGACGGGATGCAGCAGCAATAGCGCCTTGCAGGAACGGATTCGGCCCGAGGTACGCACCGGATACCGTGCCGAGTTGCTGCTGTAGCGCAGTCTGCTGGAGCGGAGAACCCGCCATTGCTCGCTGACCAGCGGCTTGCAGCGCCTGAGTGGTGAACTGGCTAGGCCCAACATAAGTATTGCCTTCGTAATACTTAGGAGGGCCAAGTTCATACAGCCGTTGAGCCTCTTGCAGACCCCTCTCTACAAACGGTTGAACAGTCGGATCAATCCGCTGTTGTGAGACTTGTTGCGATCCACCGCCAGCCATGATTACACCTCTGCTATCCACTGCTTGGGTCGGAATCCGTGTTTTTTCGCTACACGCTCCCAACCGGGACGATTTGAGTCAAATGAAATTCTACGCGACCCACCCGCTTTCGCAATCTCGCGGATGTGTCTAAAGCCCTCATCCATCAGCATCTGCCCCCAACCACACCAAACATGAAGGCAGTCACCCAACGGTTGCATCACTCCAAACCCAACAGGCTTACCATGATCCATCACTACCCACAGCATAGACCGACCATTAAAACAGTCGGTGTATACATCCTCCGGTATCCAGTTGCCATCTGAGTATTCTTGTACTTCCAACAACCCAGGTCTGACCCATCCCCAGATATCACGCAACTTCTGCGGCTCGATAAACACCCTATCCAAGGACGACATACCGATACGTCTTGTCTGCGGTTGAGTTGGCAAAGTGGTTGACCGTACACTGACCCTGAGTCTGGTTTGATGCGTAGATGTCAGACGATGATGATTCGTCTACCTTATTAATCGTGACAATCGCGCTTGGAGTCGTCGGTCGCGTCGGACTTGTCTGCGCTGCCAAATGCTCCAACGTCACATCTGTAGAACTGGTCGCCCACATAATCTGAACGTAGTCACCGGCTGCTAGTTGGATGTAGAAGTTGAGCGCAGCAATCAGGTGGCCATCCGTCCCGCCATGACTGTTAGGGACTGAGAACTTACTGTTAGACCCCGCTACATCGGTCCCGTTCTTGCGAAACCATACGTCTACGTCCTGAATGGCAACATTGCTATTGGCGAACTGGAACGAAAACTGGATGTTATAAACCCCAGCGGATCGGACGGTAATCTGCGAACTGCTGACAATCGCAACACCCACAGCGTAATCCGTCGTATTGAACGTGATCGCATACGCAGTGGTTGTGCTTGCAGCGGATTGGTCTGTCGAGTCTTGAAACGCTCCGTAAGGCACTGCATCGGCTATTGCAGCAGCACTGTACGGGACGAACAGAATCATCGATTCTTCGCTGATCCTAGCGTCGAACAGCGTCGTTGTCGTGGCGTTCCCCGTTGCAAGGGTAATGGTGCCGACAGAGTTGATCTTACCGTCGAGAATCCGGTTGACTACTTCGGCGACTTGCCTCGGCTGTCCACCGGCCTGGGGCAGACGCAGAAACATCATCGGCCCCCGGTCTGAATCAGATCAACGTCAACACCTACAGCGCTGACCCAGTTGCCAGTTGGTACAACAGATAAACGATGAAACTTACCGCGAGAACGTAGAGACACGCGATTATCAGAATCAGCAGCAACAGGACTCGCATAGCTGATGTTCCCGTCGAGTCTTTTTCGAGACGCTACCGCAACAGTAGCTGACCCGTTATCGATCAGCGGCCTCGCAAGCGTGATGATAGATTCGAGACCCTGCGCCTCAATATCGCCAGTCTGAAGCGTAGCAGTAAGGTCGTCACCGCCGAACGAAATGATCTTATCCCCATCGACCCCACCCTGAATCAGTTTGCCGCCAGACCAAATCCTAGAGTCCAGACTTGCAGGGACCGTATCGATATTCGGATACAGCGCGGCTAGACTCTCCAGGTCAGTGCTACTTGTAGCAACAGTGCTTACATAGTCAGCAGTCGTCGTGCCATGCGTCCACTTGTCTACCTGCCAGTTGTAGACCAGCAGTTGCTTCATCGCAAAGATGTCGGTAAAGCACCATGTCACCGTCTTGTTGATTGGGTCAACAGCAGCAGACATCTCCGTTAGCTTGCCAGGGTCGAGTACAGAGTAGAACCAACGGTCTACCCTCTCAGCGCCGATTGGTTTAACCGTCTGACCGTCGCAGACAAAGAACCCATCGTCTGACAGGAAGAATGTCATCGACCCGTACTGCACGACAGAACGGGACTCGTAGCAACCTAGCGAACGAGTGAGCGTGTCGAACTGGAAATAAAGGGGAGCGCCGATGTACGTCATCCGCACAATAGAGCGCTCCATGAGCACAAGCCCAAACTCTCCGCCAGTCAACCCTCTAACTTCACCACCGTCAGGAATATCCTGCGAATCAGCCTGACTCCCAGAACCAGAAGTCCAGTCTGTAGCGTCGTTAATGTCAGACCACTGCACTCGATTGGGATAGCTTGCCTGCTTGCCAGTGACTACAAAGTCACGAACAGTCGTCACAAACTGAGCAGTAGGAGCAGATGCGTTCAGATCGGCAAAGTTAGCCGACGATCCAACCGTCCATGCCTGGAGTTTGTCCAGACCATTCGCAGCGATCAGCGTTTGACCGAATTGAGTGAACGTCCACTGTGTTGTCGCGGTGTACGCAGATGCTGTGCGCGATACGTCTTGGAGGTACTTCAGCGTTGTAGCCGTGCCGCCAGAGGTGTAAGTGCCGAACGCTGTTGAGTTAACTCCGTTCAGACTGAACGAGTTGGCATCGATCACCGTTATGACGTAAGAGTTGCCGTTTAACTGCGTCATCCCACCGACAGCGGCAATTGATACTGTGATCCCTGTACGGAACCCGTGACCCGTAGCGGTAATCACGCAAGGGTTAGCCTTCGTTGCTCCGGTAATTGTTGCAATCTTGCTAGGCCAGTAGCGGAATAGCTTGTTAGCTCCAGCAGCAATCAACAGGGTGTCGGTGTTCCACCGGGCTACAGAACAAGTCAGCAGGTTTTCGCTTGCAGAGTTGGAGAAGTCGGCAGCGGATGGCATAGGCCCATAGCCAACACCCAACGGAAGACAGTTCTCTGCCTCCGTTAGCGAGTCAGCAATACCGGGTCGATCCGGCGTCCACTGTCCGAAAGTTACTCGCATCTCACGCCCATGGAAGTGCCGGAGCGATTACCGGAGGGTTCTTCTGGTTCTCAATCTGCTGTGCCACCGCAGCCTCGGTCGCGTCCTTGTCAACCCCATTTGCCCAAATCCAACTGAGCACTTGCTCTTGGGTCAGATCAGTGTAGGGTGTAAAAGACTCAGGGTCAGGCGAAGGCAGCGAGCAGGTCGCATAGACGGAGGCTGAGTAGCCATCCACGGTGTCCGAGCACTGCCAGTGGGCTACGATGCAAACGTCAGACAGATCGCCTTCGGATACTTTGCAGTCAAGCTGGGAGATGTTCCAGTTCATTATTTGGCCTCCAGTTGGGCTACACGGGCGCGGAGGGATTGCAGTTCAGCAACGATGTTGGCAATGAACTCGGCTGAACCATATTCCATCGCTTGCATGACAGGCTTGCCATCTGCGTCTACAGCATCTTTGGCACCAAGGACTGTCCCTGGGCTTACTTCTTGCACCTCATGAGCAATGAAGCCCACTCCTTTTGATCCGTCAGCTTTCCAATCCCAAGTCTTAGGCTTGAGCGCGTCGATGAAAGCGCCGGAGTTTGTCAATGGCTGCGGGTTATCTTTGAGCCGGTAGTCGGAAGAAGTGTTGTACGCAACCGTAGCGGCTGCGTTACGAGAAACGCTACCAATCTTTGTGCCTGATTCATCAAAAAACCCGATAAACGCCCCGCCAGTTGTTGCGCTGCCATCTTCAATTGCAAGACCATCGCCAGTAATAAACAAACTATTTTGATAGATAGTCTGTCTTGCAGATCCTCGCCGTGTCACTGTGTTAAGCAACAAATCCCCACCGCTGGTGATACGGGCGCGTTCGGTTTCTGTAGAACTATTACCAGTAAAAAATCGAATATTTGTGCTGGCGTCAAGAGCAGAAAGACGCAAATCAGAGTTTTGCGATTGAATGCCTGACCCACTACTTCCACTAGCATTTGCGTAAACATGAAGCCGATAGCCAGCAGCAGTAGAAAATCTTGATATTTCCCCCGCTGACGCTTGGACTTCTAGCCGAGAACTAGGCGTCACCCCCAGACCGAGGTTGCCGGAGGATGTCAGACGCATAACGTCTGAACCTGAAATTCTAAACTGATAATCAACACCAGATGGCAAGTTAAAACGGAAACCTCCGTTGTCTACGCCACCTGTAATATTGTAAGTGCTGGTTGACCCAAACTGGACAGTTCCATTTGCTCCGTCAGCAGCAATTACAGAATTAACCCTTGCTGTGCCAGACACATCTAGTTTTGTTGCAGGCGCATTCGTCCCAATCCCAACATCCCCCGCCGCACTCACTACAAACGGCGTCGCGTCTGGGTTGGCGCTATCCTCCACCACCAGCGCGTTGCCAGCACCTGTCTGCGTGATCCGCAGAGCGTCTGTCGTGGAGTTCACCACCATGACATAGCTGTCGCCTGCTTGTGCGGCTTGAATCTGCGGGACAACTGTATTGAGCAAAAGCGCCTGATAGACAGCCATGATTTACCTCAAATCGGATAATATTCTGTTCCGTCACTCGTCTTGACGGATGACGCAACCGTGTAGTCAACCCCTGACCCATCCCTAACGGGTAGGCCAATCGTGTACTCCGTCCCAGCACTGTCGTCCACAATGAACGGAGCACCAGGAACCGGAACATAACCCCCGAGTGATCGCAGGTTCGGGAGTTTTATGTTAAGACCGAGCAACATTACAGCAATCCGACAATGTTGCTTGCAGTCGTGTTGGTTGACCAGACCCGTCGAGCCATCACCGGCAGGATGACGCCAGCAGGGACGTTGTAGAAGATCACGCTTCCACCGCCGGTGTCGTTGATCCGCACGTTACCCGACCCGCCGATGTAGAGCGCACGAACAGGCGCAACCAGATCAGAGTCGGCTGGGGTGATAGCAATGCAGTTAACAGCGCAGCTATCAGGAGTCGTTGAAAATGGAGCAGCCATGTCTACACCCACACATTAGACGAAGTTGATGAATCTTGCCACAAATTGCTAGAACAGATAAAGCCTGTCCCACTACTGTTCAGAATTTCCAGACTTACAACGTACCCAACAGCAGAACTTGATAAGACTGTCAGCGAACACTGGTAGTCAACACCGTTAGACGCTCTCACCAGGAAACTAGAGTCGGTTGACTTCGTGACCCAAGCGTTAGAGTCACCCCTGATGTCTTGCCATCCACCAGCCTCCGTTACAACAAGACCGCTAAACGGAGCATCGGAAAAAGTTGAGAAACCAAACATTAGAAGAACGTCGTGATTCTGACGTAACCAGCCCCGCCAGTACCGCCAGCACCAGAGTTGTAACCAGCGTTAGAGGCTCCACCACCACCTCCACCACCACCTCTTATTCCACCATTTCCACCAGCACCAGCGTTTGCAGTCGAGGCAGATGCGCCACCACCACCGCCAGAACTACCAGTGTCATTAGAGATGTTTTCGTCTCCTGCTGACCCAGGATCGCCAGCGGAAGCACCAGCAGCGCCACCGCCTCCAGTTGTGAGAGTGCTTAGAATGTTGATCCCGCCACCAAACCCACCTTGACCTGCCGCAGACAACGAGCCATCGGCTTGAATGCTTCCGCCGCCGCCACCACCGCCGCCTTGTAATCCACCTATTGCGCCAGCAGCACCGCCAGTCGATAACGAATTGCCGCCACTCCCGGTATAGTTCGTACCTTGGCGCATCGTTACAATTCCTGTAACACCACCGGCAATGGTGTTTCCTATACCAGATGTTGTTGACCCGCCACCGCCACCGCCGCCTCCCCTTGCTACCGCTTTAGGGGGGAAACCGATATAACTTGATCCACCATTACCGCCAGAATTGCCGTTTGTGTTGTTTGCCGTGACAGCGGCACCAGAAGCGCCACCAGAGCCAACAACAACGGACTCTGTTGCGCTAAATAAACTTGCAGGCACTAGGCGCTCAACTCGACCGCCAGCGGACCCACCACCGCCACCTGTAGCTGGATCAGTGTCGCCAGTGTTTCGCCTTCTTCCAGACCCACCGCCACCGCCACCGCCAAACAGCAGAATGTGCACCATCTTTGCGCCAGGAGGCTTCGTCCACGTTCCGTTTGAAGTGAACTCTTGCACATCCACAGAGGCAACAGAAGCAGGCTGCGTACAAAATACATCCTTAACGCCAGTACCAAACCCAACACGATTACCGTTGTTGCTACTTGCAAGAACTGTGTCTCTGGTCAGCGTTCCTGCTCCGACCGTACCAATACCGATTTCCCAGTCGTTCACCGACTGGATGCAGTAATAGGTCGTGTTCCCGTTGCCGATGGATGAAAACGCTTGATAGCCCTGGACAGCGCCCAACAGGGTCAGCGTACCCGTCCCCTGCGTGCTGGTTGTCTCTTTTACCCGGTCTTTCAGTACGAGTGCCATTATCGTGCCGCCACTCTCATCACCAACGGGCTAGCAGAGAACTCTGCTTTGTCGTCCGACTCCGTCAGCGCAGCAATGCCACGGTTGTACAGCGCACCCCAGACCTGCAGTCGAGCGTCGTTCATAAGATACGGCTCGGCTTCTCCCAGGCTTGCATACAGGAGACAGTCCATCGCGTTTACCGTCCAGACGTTCGTGGTGTTCGTGTCGGACAGGAACGCAGGAGCGGAGTAGTACAGCATCACCAAGGTATACGCAGTATCCGGCGTCGGAGCGAACTTAAACTCATCCGCTAGGATCGTGTAGTCCACTGGCCTGCCAGACTCGTAACTGCGGGAGTTGCGAGTAAACAAGCTAGGCGTCATGTAGTTCAACGGGTAGACCGGCTCACCATCCGTGTACAAATCGCGGATTTGCAGGAAGTCGCTCGGTAGCTGCACCGTGTCATCACCACCAGTCGTGGTCGTGGTGACAGAACGCAGCATCTGCCGAATGCGTAGCTCTCTCCGCAAGCGAATCTCAGCCAGACGGATGAAATCCGGTATCTGGCTACTTAGATCGCTTCTTGCGAGATAGTTTGCGACTGCTGTTTGCAGATCGCTGTAGGTCGTTAGGGCCATGCTTTACGTCATCCCAACCGAATGTTTTGACCCCTATGTGTCCGATGTGCATCGACAACTCGTGATCCACCCAGACAGGTATATCGTTTTCCATGCACCGGACGCAGAATGTTACATCCTCGCCGATGACGTTCCCATGATCTGTCCAGATGACATCAAACCACGGACGGGGAACCTTTTCAAACACTTCATTATTGACAAGGGTACACGCAAACCCTACCGCTGTCACCTGCTCAATTCCCTTTTTGCCCCGACTCTCAACCTTGTGCCAGACCTGATAAGGCTCACCCGTCGGTTTGCCGTTCAGCATCTCGCGTTCGATCTTTAGGTTCAGCGCAGTCGGTAGGATCGGCTCTCGTCTGGTCGTGGCATTTACCCCAACCATCGGAACCTGCCGCGATTGCAGAATCTCTAGCGTGTTGGCAGGAAACCGCTGATCAGAGTCGATCCACAGCAGTTGATCCGCACCCCACTCCAGAGCCTCTTGCGCCAGCTTCTCCCGCTGGGTGAAGATCAGCGTCCCAGGCATTTGCAACAACTGGATGTCGTTAACGCCTCTCTTTGCCTCGTATGCACACAATCTTGCAAGGTCGAAACAGAACCCTGCCATCACTTCATCACGACACGGTACGCAGATAGCGACTTTCAAATGTGCCCCGGATGAGTTCTAAAGAATCGGTTGTCAGGATGGTTCAGGAAGGCTTTAAACGCCTTCTCGTCGATGACCTTAAACCCACGCAAAACACCTTTGCGGTTTAGGTCGTCCATAACAGTCAGCGGCAAGGTAGCAACGTGCGTTGCAAAACTTTTGAACGAGCCATCAGATTCGTTGAACTTGCGCTTGTTGGCCTCGATGATATGGGAAACATCCTGTCTGGTTTCCAATATCACACCGTCGTCCGTATCGTGAGCGACAGTGATAGAGCCTTCGTTTACTGAGAAAAGTCTTGGCATATAAAAACGCCCCCACTCGAAAGCAGGGGCGTCCACTCCGTTAAGAGTTACAGCGCGGGATTGAGGTCATAAATTCCAGCATGAGCAGCCTCGTTCCGCATTTCGAGCGTGAACTCGCACAGCAACTGAGTCTTGTCGCTGTCACCGGTCTTTGCGAGATCGGTCGTTGCAAACGGACGCAGATACGCAAGGGCTGCGTATTCCGGGTCAATCAGCAGAGCGTCACGAGTACGCATAAACCTGTTCGGAACGATTGAAACTTGGCCGAAATCTCCCATATAAATTTCAGCCGCCCCGATAATCGTCGTGGGCTGATCGCCAGGAGCCATGTAGCGCTGGGCAGCGATACCGGCAAACGTCGATGCTTTCTGCTTCAGACCAGAACCGAGAACCAGCATCGTCGGATTACCACCCGAATCGAATACCGCAGCAAGCTCGTCTTTCAACAGTTGCTCGGTAAACGTGCGGGTTGCACCGTCAGAACGAGTCGATACACCGATGGTCGTCGGGTCAGTGCCAGACGTACCCTTGGATGTGTTGGTCTTGATCCACGACAGAATCGCGCCGAGTTTACGAGCAGTGGTGGACGAACCAGCATCGCGGCCTTGGTTGGCAGTGATGATAGTTTCCATGTCCCGCTTCAATTCGCTCGCGGCTTTCGACAACTGATAAGCCTTCTCCGAGCGCCGACCTGCTTTGTTGACGGTTTCGAGCGTGCCGGACACTTGAATCGTCTTTTGAACGATCTGCGTGTAGTTGCCCAGACGAGTAGTCGGGCTAATGGTCGCGCTGGTTGCGTCTGCGCCTTCAACGGCTGCATTAGCAGCAGTTGCAGCAGCCAGAGAATCCGATTGCCACTCGTGGAACACTGCGGTCGCTTTGGTGCGAGCCAGAGTGCTCATGATCGGGGTTTCGGTGGGGCTGATGTCGTAAATGACATCGATAAGGTCTTCGCGCTGGCCAATGGCCGTATGTGCGGTAAAGGTGGGCATGATTTACTCCTATGCCAAGAATCGTTCAAAGATGGTCGCTGCGTCCCTAGCCTTGCCAGATTTACGCAAGCGGTTTCGTTCAGCTTTCAGCGCATCCGATTCTGGATTCGATACCTTCGCAGTTCCGGGCTTCATCATCTTCGGAGCCTCGCTCACCTTTTTGGTGACCTCTGGCTTGTTGGCGATTAGCTTGTCGTACTGCGCGGCCTTCCAGAGCGTTAGCACTGCTCGGCTGTCATAGACTTGTGAAAGTTCCTGATCCGAGAATCCAAGACCTTTCGCGTAAGTGCGAATGTCTTTACGGACATCCTCTCCCTTTTCGGTATTCCACTCAGGAATTGCCTGGGCAACCTTCTCAGCTTCTTGAGCAAGAACTTCTTGCAGTCGCTGCTGTTGCTCCGCTTGTTGCTGTTGTGCAAGGCGAGAGCGTTCGGCTTGAACGGCAGTTAGTTGCTTCTCCCGTTGAGAAAGTTCGGCAACCTTTACGGCATACCCAATAGGGTCAGTATCTTTCAGGTGTTCAATATCCTCCGTCTTGTTCTGCTCCGATAGAACCTTTTCGATAAGTTCTAACCGTTGTGCATACTGATCGCGGAGGGACTTTGCTTGCTCTACCGCAGCCTTTTCGGCCTCGATAGCCTTTCGCTGCTCGGCA